GGATTCATATTCAGCCATGGTCTCAGTGATGGCAAACATGTCGTCCAGCCAGTCTGGAATTTCTTCCTGTACCTGTTCTGAAGTCATGCCGCTAAGATCAAATTCGTCATCTCCGTCTTCGGTGCTGAAATATCCACAGAAGCCAATGCCGGGCTCATGATAGCTGAGATGCACCACAAAGCCTTCCTCTTCAAATGCACTCATGGCTTCAACAGGCGGAGACCATGCAGAGTCAAAGTGGAACGTGATCGTGTCTCCATCAATGGGATAGTCGTCTTCTTGTGCGCCATCGGCACCTACGTCCCATTTGGTACCCCAATTGGACACTTGCCAATCATACCAACTGGCAAAGCCATATTTCTCTCGCAGTCGGTCTCGCAGGTCATCATACTTTTGTCCTGCATCACCCGGCGCATGTGTGGTGCTACCTTCATCCAGCAATTCCTCTGGACAAGGAAGAAACTCGGCCAGCAACTTGCCAGCAAGGAAGCCTTGACGAGCACGTGCCAGCATGGCTGGATCTTCGTGCTTGAGAGTCAATACATTTGAACACCAATTGGGCATGTTATTTCTCCTTACCACCAACTGTCATAATAAACCGCATCACCGGATGCGATGGCTGATTTTGCTTTGGCAATGAACTGCATGTCTGTTTCCATGCTATCAAAGTCAGGCGGATTGGTACCAAAGAAGAACCCCTGTGTTTTGGGTAATCGGAACAGCAGTACATCTTCTTCCAGTTGATCAAGATCTTCCATGGTCAATCGAACTGGAACACAGTTGAAGCTTTCAGCATCACCGCCCTTGGTGCGATAGAGCTGTTCCATCCAACCATGTAGGTCGTGGTGCTTGCGCCAATAGAACAGTTCGTCTTTGCACGTGCACTCGTCTTCGTCACGACGGATTTCAAAGTCTCCTATCGCATCTTGGGCTTTAACTCGCCATGCATACATGTCTAGTCCCATGTGTGTCTCCTGTGTTAGTGTGTTACTGTAGCATGAACTGATCAGGCTGTCAACCAGCTCATGTCTTCTTTGACCTCGATGCTTTCGGATCCGTCATACTCGTGGATCCGAAACAATACGCCAACTGGCAACCATTCAATTTGGATGTCACGCAGACCGCCACAGTAGGGAGCATCCTCGCCATACTTGGTTTCAATATAGGCTTCCAGCTCATGCGCCGGACGGCCGTCTTCGATCATGGCCACAAGATTGGGCTCGTACAGTAGCTCGGGCTTTTCGGTATTCCAACTATACCAGCCAGCACCAAATCCAGGGCTGTATAGCACAGCCACCCGTCCGTTGCGTATTACCTTGTCCATTCAAGCCTCCTCAGTGGTGCCAACAATGTCAAACCAGCTGTCCAAAAAGTTCTTGCCAACATCCAGGCTCACAAAGTCATCACCTTGCATGCCCTGTTCACTGTAGCCAAGATCAGACACATTAAATCCGGCTTCTACCAGAACGGTAGTGAGTTCTTCTAGAAAGCAATCGTCAGTGTAGATGAGTCCGTCTTGTTCAACGTCCCAGGAGGCAGTGTCAAAGTAAACACGCAGTTCGCCAAAATCTCGCTCGTCGTTGATGTATGGAACACTGATGTGAGTAGCACGAACTGCCTTGCAAGCCGTGCTCCAGAGGCCAGTGCCGCTGGTGGCCAAAGTGGTATTGAATTTGACCATGTGTGGGTTGAATCTGATCATGTGTGTCTCCTTAGCGGTTGAGTGAATAAAAGCAGGTGTCATAGGAATGAGTGAGCTGGCACTTTTGCATGGCACCATCATCCAAGATAGCGCCAATTGCAATCGTGGTACCCAGCAGGGCCAGTGCGGCTATGATCATCTTGAGCATGGTGTTCCTCACAGTGTGTTAAGAGTGGCGCCCAGTTCCACAGTGAGCTCACGCTCACGTTCGTGGGCAATGGTCTTACCACGCACAGTTTCGATGATGATGACTTCGAACGCATCGGCGCCGTGCTTGCGGATTGCCTTGCACAGAGTCCATTTCTTGTTCTCAGTGCGGGCACGTTGCAGGTGCTTTCTCCAGCGAGTCCACAAGCTCTTGGCAAGTGTGGGCTGGGTCTTTGCAGTCACACCCACATATATTTCACCAGTAACCACGCAAGTGGCTTGGTAAATGATGTGAGTGCGATCTGAGCGTGGCTTGCGTTTCTTTATCATGTATGTAGTATAGCAAATGGACCCGGGTGCGTCAACCGTTTTTTGAACTTTTTTTCAGAAATCTGCCAGTGTTGCAAAAATGCCACAGTTTGAGCTAAGTCATTGATTTTTAACACTTTTTGCTACACAGCTAAGTCATTGAAATCATTGGGGTTTTTTGGGCTAAAATTGCCTGTTTTTTCAGCAGTTTTTGGGCTCAAAAGTGCCTGTTTTTTGTGCAATTTTGGGCGGGCTTGGGTGTTGCTTAAATACAACACCATGATACCCATAACCCACTTTGAAACGGTACTGAATAATCTGCGCTCAAACGGACGCTATCGAGTGTTCAATGATGTGCTACGCGAGCGCGGCAGTTACCCCAATGCCATATGGTACGGCCCGTACAACATCAAAAAGATTGTGAACTGGTGCTCCAACGACTACCTGGGCATGGGCCAGCACCGTGTGGTATTGGATGCCATGCACACTGCACTGGATCAGTCTGGAGCAGGATCAGGTGGTACACGCAACATCTCCGGAACCAGTCACTATCATGTGGCATTGGAAATGGAATTGGCCCGACTGCATTGCAAACAGCGAGCCTTGCTGTTCAGTTCTGCATACGTTGCCAACGAGTGGACACTAATCGCTCTTGCCAAGATCATACCAAACTTGACCTTTGTAAGTGACAGCAAGAACCATGCAAGTCTAATAGAAGGCATGCGTCATTCGGGTGCACATCGGATGATCTTCCAGCACAACGACATGGCCAGCCTAGAAGACAGTCTCAAGGCAGCGGTCATGCGTGAAGAAACTCCCTGCATCGTGTTTGAGAGTGTGTACTCAATGGATGGGGATGTCAGCATGCTTGAAGAAATATGCGATCTAGCAGACAAGTACAATGCCATCACATATCTAGATGAAGTACATGCTGTGGGATTGTATGGTGCAACAGGCGCAGGCTATCTTGAAAAGCTAGGACTACAACATCGTGTGGACATCGTAAATGGTACACTGGGCAAAGCATTTGGTGTACAGGGCGGGTATATTGCTGCCGACGACTTGGTTATTGATGCTGTGCGTAGCGTTGCCAGTGGCTTCATCTTTACCACCAGTATCAGCCCTGTGTTATGTGCTGGTGCATTGGCAGCAGTGAAGTATCTCAAAGACCATAATGAATTGAGAGAGGCACATCAAGAACGTGCGCAGACTCTTAAAGCAATGTTGACGGCAGCAGGTTTGCCTGTGATGCTGAACGAAACACACATCGTTCCTGTGCTGATAGGTGATGCTGTTAAGTGCAAAGCGGCAAGCGATCGCTTGATAGAGGAATTCAATATCTATGTGCAAGCAATCAACTATCCTACTGTGGCAGTCGGAACAGAGCGACTTAGGTTTGCTCCAACTCCTTTGCATACTGATGCTATGATGCATAATCTTGTTGAAGCCCTGAAGCAGATCCTTTAACTCTTATATTATGTGCCAGCGCAGTCTCATGATCATTGCATCTTGTGGGTCGCGGAAATAAAACTTCATGTAGTCTGGAGCCGCTTCGGTGATAAAGCGATCTCCAGGAAGGCCAAATTCTTCTATGGCGTAGATGCAGATCATGTCCCACCAATCTTCTCTTTCCTGGCTTAGGCTCCAGTCTACTTCTACCACATGAGGATGCTGGCTTTTATCCACGTTCAGTGACGAGAGCTGTAATGACTTCAGCGTGGGTAAGAGCTTGGTCCAGTGTAGGATATTGTTCACGCAGTGCTCTCATATTTTGTTGGCGTTGGCGTTCTTCTCTAGCCCAGTTCAACAACTCATATGCATCTGGGGGCAGATGGTGTTGTTCTTTGAACCAAAGCGCCTGCCAACCTCCGCTTTGATCCATGACTTCAAGACAGCGGCTGGCGGCGTGCCATCTGACCGTGCCGGTATAGTACGGACCTTCTATGTAGTTCATGCCGCCCTCTTTGTCATTACCCGGTCTGCCAATCCGTATGCAACTGCTTCTTCTGCACTCATGAAGAAGTCTCGTTCCATGTCCTTGGCAAGGTCTTCAAAGCTCTTGCCAGCTGAATTGTGATCAACGTAGATCTGCGTCAAGTTCTTCTTCATGGCCAGGATCTCACGCACTTGAATTTCCATGTCTGTGGCCTGTCCACGAGCTCCGCCACTGGGCTGATGGATCATGTGTCGTGC